GAACCACCACCGCTACTTACTACGACATCACTACCAGCAACTGACCAACTAACAGTACCCGTTCCAACCGTATCAACTTTAAATCTATAAAACGCCCAATCTGCCGAATCTAAAATAATTGGTGTGTTTACGTCAATTGCAACAAAACCGCTTAAATCAAAGAAATTAACATTATCATTTGAATATTGAAGTGTCACTAATCCTGTTACCGTTCCAATAGGTTGTAAACTCGTTTTACCATTCCATTTAGCCGTGAAATTCCCACCAACATTCGATAATGAAGTAAGATTTAAATTTGTTGTTGTAAGCGTATTTTGAGGCATTACTTCGTGAATTTAGAACGTTTATTTTTGAATTTATCTTCTACTTTTACAGTAATCGTAGCTTTCGGATGGTTGTAAGTAGCTTTCGGACTTTCTGCAACAATTACAGCCGTGTTTAAATATTGATTATGATTGAAAGCGTTGTAATCGTTTACATACATTTCATTTTCATTCAATAAATGTTGTTCACGTAATTTATTTACGATACACTCACTTTCTGTTTGACAAGTTAATTCATATTCAACAACTGATTCACGAAATGATTTTCGAGTTTCACGATTATTATAAACTAAGTTTTCAACTAACATTCCGTCCTGAGAATTTCCAAACCAACCATTAAAACAAAGTGAATCTTTAACTTTAGTGTCTTTGAAATTGATGTTCTCAAACGTTTGGAACGAATCAAAAATACTTGTAATCATTACTTTGTGATTCAATCTCTGTAAATCGTAGTTGAATAGGTTGTAATTACCCCAAATTAACGAATCTTCAATTCCTGAAATTAAGAAATCAATTCTTATTTGATAACAACCTATTCCGTATAAGTCAATGATATTTGACCAGTCTACAGTTGTGTAAAGTGCATCTTCATCGTTTACGAATGGTAAAGCGGTCAAAATAACCTCAACACCGTTTGGTCTAACTAATATAAAATTAACCTCCTGAGCATCCTTAATCCATGCACTTGTGTACATTTTCTTTTCAGGGTCGTTTGTTTCGCTCCCGAATACATCAAACTTACAGCAACACTCATCCGCACCTCTATTTTGACGTGTGTACATTGAAGGTAATTTAACTACCTTAACAACCTCTTTTACTCGTTCTTCAAGTGCGTAAGCCATGTTAAACTACTTTTTCTAAACCACTCGCTGTTAAATCCCAATAACGTATATTTTGAATACGATTTGGACTAAAAGGAATTTGATTAACTCGGTCAATCTCTAAAATAATATTATCATCTGCATTTGTCAAAACATCAATGATATTTGCACCTCCTAGAGCTGGAATTGTCAAACCAACTCTTCTGTATAAAATAGGAATTGACATAATAGGTTTAACCCCTCCTTCTTCGTCTAAAGAATATTCATTTAAGATAAATCTATAAACGTCAATTTCTCCATTTTCTGTATTCACTTTAGTAGCACCCCAATTATTTTGGTCAATCTCAAAATATACAATATCTGAAATTTTTAACTGTGCGTTAATTAACTGCGGTTGTTTTGTCCTTACTGCCATTTTATATTTTATTTTATTTAATTATACTATTTTTAATGTTCCTGAATCATTCCAAACTGTTCCACTTGCAAGTCCAGCACTCGAAGTTGGTATTCCTATGAGTTTCAACAATCCTAAAGAAAATTTAAACATTCCATCATTCTTGTCAATGCTTACTATTTCTGTATCAACTAAACCACCCCCAATCATACCACATATTGAGCCATTACTAGACTTGTGTCCAAACTTCCACTTTCTACCCGTGTTTGTATCAATTTGAGTAAAATAAGATTCGCTATTATCGTTGTTAATTTCTATTGAATCACTCGCAAAAGTTCCAAATGCTCTAAGTTCAGCAAAGTTCCAGCCAAATGTCCAATCGCCTGAACCGTTAAAAATACGCACTGCATTTGCTGAACTGTTCTTATTAATTCCTTGAGTAGAACCTCCAAAATACATAGGTGTTATTGCGTTCATTTCAACAGAGCCATAAAATCTTGATGTGTTGTTTCCGAACATTTTCATCGTAACACCACTATCTGAATTAAAAGCATGAGTTTCATCACTAGCTGTACTACCGTAACCATTGAAATTTAACGAGGCTAAACCAATTGTAGGAGCGATAAACGTTTCGAATGTGAAATCTTTAAATTTCGCCATTGTCATGCGGTTTGAATCCCCATCGTGTGAACGATTACCTGTTAATGTTAAATTTGCGTTTGCAAAGTTTTTACCACCTACGTTATTGGGTTTGATTTTCTTTGAAACCCATGTTGTACCGTTAAATGATGCAATGTACATCCAATCACTAGCGCTTGTTGTTGTTGCTTCTAAAGCTAAGCCACTTACTTTACTATCTGCCATTTTATTCTATAATTAATTTATCGTTATCTTCTTGAAGTAATAAGAAATTATCTTCTTGTAATATGAAATCACTACTTCCAGCAGAATTCAAAGCTATAGATGCCCCAACGCTTACATTTTTTGACAAATCTAGTTTATTACAGTCAATATAACAACTAACTTGAACAGAATTACTAGCTAAAAGTGTAACTGTTGCTAAATTACCTGTAATTGGTTGCAATGGATTGTTAACGTCAAAATCGTGCTGAACTTTAGTTGATATTAAAAATCTAGGATTTGTTTCTGTCGGTTCAATTGTAATAGTTCCATACATATCAATTCCATCCAATGTTAAAATAGAAGTCCATTTATATCTGATTTCTATTATTTGACCATCTATAAAAGAAGTAACTTCTGTCCCATCTAATAAATGTAAACTTCTCTCATGTTCAATAAAAGGATTATCTTCATACGTTCTAATCGTAATTGGATTTGAAAAACTGAATGTTTTATAGTTATCCGTTATAGCTTGTGTAGTTATTTGAACATTCCAGCCGCTTAAATCATCGTATGTAAACCAATCTTGTCCTTTATACGGGAAGAAATCAGCATTAACACCGCTTTGAATGTTCCAGTACTGCCATTTCAACAAGAAAGGATAGTATAAGCGCACGCCGTATTCCGAAATAGTATCAATTAAAGCATCATCATTAATTAAAAATGCTTGTTTCTTTGCGCTTGTTGTTGGTAAATTATTACTAACTCCTAACTGTAAATTTATTAATTGTTTACCACTTAAAACGGGAGTTGCTGACAAATCAAAAATAGCTTCTTCTAACGTGAATCTTTCACTAGTTGCGCTTTTATACGCTTCAATGAATACTTTTACTTCTTTGTAGAAAATTGATTTATCAAACACAAAATTTAATAAATACCCTAAATCGTCCTCTGTTATTCGTGTTATTCCGCTGAAAAAATTATCCGTTACGGGTGTAGTTTGGTTTTCATCGTGTCTTAAGAATTGGCAAATATCTCCAAGTTCCAAGTCACCCCATACATTAACGGCTTTATTCATTTGACCATCAAAAATGGTGTGATTTACATTACCCGCTTTAAACCAAATTATCATACGTCTGTCTCCGTCAGGTCGAGACTCAATAAAATTAGTAAATGCTGTATTTGGATTGAAAATAACTTGGTATTCTGTTTGTGTTGGTGAAATAACACTAATAACACCAGTTGTTAATGTGTAATTTGCTCCAGTTGGGTTTGTCTTTGATGAATATACCGTGCTTGTAAAAGGGACAAAACTTTCTGAAAGCATACATAAATTACTTTGACTTTCGTACTTATTATGGTTGTAGCTATCATCTAAAGGAACGTAAACAGCGCCTATTTGTATTTCAGTTGCGCTTGTTTCAACAGTAAATCGAACATTCGTACTTTGGTCGTAATTTAAACCACCGTTTACGCTTAAAATATTTACTCCTTGCAATACTGAATCAACAACTCCTACATTATAAGCTTCGTCTAAATATCCTGTGTTTGCACTAAGTGAATAATTAACGGATGAAACACCGAACGGCTCACTTGGCGTTACTCTCGCTTCAAGTTTTAAAAAATGCCTATAACAAGACGAGCCAAGAAATGAATTAGGGTCAAACAAACCACTTTGATGCGTTCCAATTTCGAGAGTGTAGTATCTTTTTCCACCGTCAATAGAATCGTAAGTTAAGTTTCCAAATGTTTCAAATTGTCCTGATAATTTACCAACTCCATAAGCGTTTATTGTAGTTGTTAAAGGTGCTGAATTTAAACCGTCAAAACGTAAAATAGTATTTTGTCCATCAATCAATGATTCAGAACTGCCAACAACTCCATTTTGAACATGATTAGATAAAGCATCCAATTGGTCGTAAATCGAAGTTGATACAACCTCAATCTTATTAACTGAATCAAATGTCTGTCCATTTGTAAGCCCACTAGGCAAACTAGATAATTCAATGACACCGCCAACAATATTGCTAACAGTTGCCGAAGTTGTGCCTGAGATTGATCCTGAAATATCGTATACGTTTACATTAACAGTTTGACCAACTCGGAATCCTGAATCAAACCATGAACCAGAATATAACTGTAATTGGTTAGGACTTAAACCAACAACAACCAACTGCGAGTTACTAGAAATTAACTGAATCGACAACTCGATATTAAAACGACAAATAACTTGGTCAAGCAAATTCGCTTGATAAAACGTTAAAACGTTCCCAAAAATATCTTCGTATTCACTACTTAGTACTCGTATCATTTGCCATTTGTGTTGCTTGTTTCAAATTGTCAAGCTGTTGATATAACGCTTCTTTACTTCTTTTAAAATCAGGATTGCTCAATATATCTTTATCAGTAATGTTAGTTACTTTGTGTTGAACGGTTTGCAAACCCTCTAACAATTGATTGCTAAGTTGTTCTAATTGTTTGAAATCCATGGTGCTAATTTATTAATTTTTTTTGTAAATTGAACGCCCAATTACTAGGTTCTTTGAAAGTTATTTTTGCAAGGTTCTTGTCATCCAAGTATTCAACCCTTAACAACTCGCAGTTTTGCCCGTTAATTGGTGCATAATTACTGTATTGCAAAGAAAAGAATTGTTCGTCTGAAATATTACAATCGGAAGCTTCTAAAACTTTAAAACAGTTGTTCCCAATGAAATCAATGTCATGAAATAACGTTTCAATTTCACGCGCTCCGATTAAATCTTTGTAATTCGCTGGCTGTTTTCTTACTTTGCCATCACCAACTAAAAATAACAGTTTCGTCTTTGTGAAAAATTGTTCACTAATCTGCAAAACTCCAATCCTATCATTTATGTTTTGAACTAAGTTTGACGAACCGCCCAAAGTATTTATGACTGTATCAATAAATCCAAATAAATCTTGTAATCTATTCTCAATCCAATTCAAATTCATTTTACGACTGCCTAATGCAAAAGGAATCATCACTTCGTTAAATCCTTTGATTGAAACTAAATCTTTGTTTAATACAACAATCGGTTCAGTTGAATCTTCACAATCATTAACATCAAAATCATTGAATGTATGAATATCGTTAGGGTCAGTCAAAAGCTTAACATATTGACGTTTGTACATTTCGTTTGTATTCAATTGGTAGCCATTTCTTCGAGTGCCTTGTATTGATAAAGCTGTTGTTATTCCAGAAGTGAATGTATTAAATACAAAGTCTCTTCGTTCAATTCTTACAATCTTATTACCACTTGTTGCATCTTGGTAAACTAGCATTTTAGCATTGTAAGTAGTCAAAACGCTTTCAATTGCTTCTCCAAGTGTTCTAATAGTGTCACTCTTTGTTGGGTGTGTTGTATTAAAAGCGAAGTTTAAATCATTTTCAAGTATATCAAATATGTTTTCCTTTTCCTTAATCAAGGGAACGGGAAGAACATAGTCAAAACGTCTACTATCTAATAACGTACTTTGTAATTCATATCCTAAATACTGGCATCCTAATCGAATTAAATCACGCAATGAATTAGCGTAGTAATAACGAATTTTAGGTAAAATTAATTCTCGCAACTGTTGAGCGAGTTTAATTATTGCAATAATCAAAGCGACTGTGTAAGCAATTTGTGCAACTAGTTTAGCAATAGCACCAATTAAATGCGCTGGTGAAGGGTCAACAGCTTGTACAAACTCCTGAACCATGAACACGGTATCTTTAATCGCTGTATAAAGCGCATCACTCATCACATACAAAGTAATTGAAAGCGAAAGACCTTGTTCAAGTTGGTTGTTTTTAATTATTACATAAGGCGTTTGTACAGCAGTAGAACTAAAAGCAACCCCATTTGATGCCAAATTCTCGAAAGTAAGTCCATCAGCTTGTGTTTTAAATATTTCATTACTATATCTTCTTTTTACCTTGCATTTGTATTGAAGCGCTCCAAACTCATCCTCTTCAATAGTCATTCCATCAACAAAATCAACGAAGTAATTAAGAACTTGACCGTTTGTTAACTCAAAGTCGTACGGTATTCCCTCCTGAGCGCCTATTGTATTTAAATGATTGTCGATTATTTCAAGTGCTTCATTTACAAATGTAATTGTATCAACATTCACAGCAACAAGTGTCATAGGGTCACCGTAATCAATAACAAGACCAATATTAGTGTAATCCTTTGGAGTTATTTCCTGACCGTTTAAAATATGCTTCATAAATTACGTTTAAAAATGTGACGAGTTTTAATTAAATCAGCGCCTTTCTTTTCAGTTGATACGATTTGAAATAACGTATTTGAAATACTTTCCCCGTGCATTGTGAACTCGGTTTTATTTTTCATTACATTTTTCAAGTCCTGAACCTCTTTTATCAATCTTTCATCTGCAGTACTATTTTGAATAAATACAGGTGCTTTGTTTGATGTTTTAGATTTTACATAAGTATCAACTATTTCATCAGTCGTGGCGCTTGGATTTACACTCATCACTTTATTAGTTAAATCACCATTGAAAACCATTTCAGAACCATCTACACGAACAATATGACCATCTTTACCACTTAATTGTGGCGCTCCTAGTTCTTCACCTATTGTTCTTTTTGTTCCTTTAAAGAATCCAGTTAACGATTGAGCCAAGAATTTAATTCCTTTAACTTGTAAAAACGCTTTACTACCCGCAACTGGTAAAGTGTCACCAGCTTGTAAATATTGCTCTGTAGCGTTGTATAATAGCTTAATTTCTTCGATTTGCTGTTGTATACGTTGCTCTTTTTGTTTTTGCTGTATTTTTTCATTGGTAATTCGGTTCTGTTCTGCTAAACTTTCATTAGCTTGGATAGTTCCGTTGTTTGCTTGTTGTCTTAAATCATCCGCTAACTTTTCACTAGCTGAAATTTCTCTATCTATTAACTTTTCACGTTCTTCGCTCGCTTTTTTCCATTGGTCTAAACCTTCGTTTATCATGTTTTTTCGGAAGTCTGCTAACCTTTCTAAACGGTCTTTTTCGCGTTCTTCTGCTTTGCGTTCTATTTCTTCAATCTCATCATCTTGTTTTGTTCTTTGATTCAATTCCTTTTCATCAAGTTGACGTTGTTTTTCTACATAATCTTCTTGTGATGTATTTAAATCGATTAGAATATCTTTTTTCTTTAGTAACTGTTCATTATCTAAATTTTCAAGTGCTATTTTCGCTTTTAATTGTGCGTTTTCAACATCAACAACGTTTTTAGCATTTGCTAAATCTTCTGCTAATTGCTTATTTATAATAGCTTCTTTTAACTTAGTTTCAGCATCGATTTGGTCATAAATCATTTGAAGGTTAAAAGTACCAGTTTCTTTCGCGTTTGTTTGCTGTTGTTCAATAGCATCGTTTACGCGTTGTGTAGCCAATTCTAATTCACGTGCTGATTTAATCTGTTCTTGTTCAATTAAACTAGCTGAAAGTTCATCGTTGTATTCTTTTAGCGCTTTCTTTTGGTCGTTTATTGCTTTTGCGTTTGCTCGTCTTGAATTTGTAGTATTATTGATTTCAATATCTAAATCTTTTTCGATAAATACTTGTTCGTTTAAAACAATATTATACTCTTTTAATTCTGATGTATAACCAGCAATTCTAGCTTTAATATCGTTAACTTTCTTTTCTTGTTTCTGAAAAGCACCAAAGAATAAAGCATCTTTTACACCAGTTGTTTTTTCAAGCTTATTAAGGTACTTTTCAGCTTGTTCTAGGTTCTTTTTATCTCGTTCTAATTGACCTTGTGTAAGTCTTTTTGTTGATTCAACAGAACTTTTAAACACTTCGTTTTCGGCTTTGATTCGTCTTTGCGCCTCCTGTTCTGTTATTTTACCTTGTGATTGAAGTAATTCAATATCCTTGACTCTTAAATCTCTAGTTTTCTTGAATCTGTTAATATCATCATTCGCGAACTTTTGACCTTTAGTTTGTGCATCTTGCAAAGATTGTAAAGCGCGTTTTGCTTCTTCTGCTCCGCTTGCAATTTCGTATAACTCAAAAGCTAAAGATGCGAATTGAGTTATTAAATAAGCGGTTGCAATATTACTCAAAGCGCTACCAAATTTTTTACTTGAACTTTCAGCTTTTCCAGCCTCAGTAGAAACACCACGCAAACCTTCTGTTAATCCTTTGAAATCTTTAACTAAGTTGTAAATTTTCAATCCTAAAAACGCTACACCTAGTTTTAAAATCATTGGAATAATAACACCAAGATTTTTACCTACAAAAGCAATTACATTAGCTAATGATTCGGTAATACGTCCACCTTCATTCGCGGAACTGATATAGTTTGATAAATTGGTTTTTAATACATTCCATGCACCACTAACAGTTTTTAAATTGTTCTTTGCTTTTTCACCAAATGTTTTTTCAAGTTCATTAGCTAATAATGGAAGTGCATCTTTTGCCATCACTTCACCACTTTCAAGCATTTTATTTAACTCCGATTCAGTAACACCAATCGCTTTTGCCATTAAACCAAATGCTCCTGGCAAACGTTCACCTAATTGACCTCTTAACTCTTCTGCAGAAACTTTACCTTTTGAGAACATTTGAGATATTGCAAGCAAAGAACCTTCAATTTGTTCATTTGACATATTCAAAGCTGAACCCGCTTTAATTACACTTTGATAAACCTTGTTTTGCTCACCTATTGCTAAACCACTTGCTTTTGCGGATGCTCTAAAGTTTTTGTATGTATCTGTTAAAACTGTTAAATCTTGACCGTATTCAAGCGATAAATCATTGATGAATTTAATACTTTGAGCATAATCTAAGTTGTCGTTCGTTACGTTTTTTAACGCCGTTCTAAGACCTTGCAAACGTACTTCTGTACCGAATAAAGCGCGTGCAATTCCAACACCGCCACTAATCGCAAAGAAACTTATAGCGGTTGCTTTTAATCTACTCCAAACATTTTCGTATTGACCTACTTTTCTAGTATGTTCACCAACAGTTGAATCAATCTTTTTAAGTTTAGCGTCAAGTTTATTTATTGTCGCTAATAATTCTCTACCTTCTTTATCTGTATGTTTTTCTTCTGCTGCTAAATCTTTGTATTCTTTTTTTAATCTAGCTAAGTCACCCGACATTTGATTGTATGCAGAACTTTGTTTTCGTGCTAATTGTTCCGCACGTTCCGCTTTACGATTGTAGTCATCAACTGACTTTTCACGCGCTTTATTTAAACGAATTTCGTCTAAACGTTGTTTCATCGCTTCTTTTTCAAAGCGAACTCTATCTTTTTCTAATTGAGTAGTTTTTTCAACAGCCTTTTGAAGTCCTAAATTAGCCGTTGTAAGCTGTTGAATACCTGAAATGCTTTTAGTGTCAGCATTTGAATGTAAAACTTTTAAATGACCTGATATTTGAACAATTTCTTTATCTAATAACTCAACTTTTTTTAATGCTTTTTCAGCACTTTCAGAAATACCGCCAAATATATCTGAGTCAGATATATCTGACTGCTTATAAACTCTATTCTTTGCCATTTTTCATGCTTTTTATTAGTAGGAAATATTGTAATGTTGTAATTTCAAACGCCTTTATTCTGTAGCCTTCTATTTTAGAAAGTGTATTTAGTGAGTTATGAATTGAATGTTTGTCGTCAACTCCGAAACTAGCTTTCATATTATCTATTTTACGCTGTATTTCGTTTAATTCATTCAGTAAATAACGTTCTCTGTTGTCTAGGTAGTAAATCGCCTTTTCATTGTATAAAGAAATTAGATCCAAATACTCTTGATACTCCTCTGAAACGCCTATCTTTTTTAAATAGTCATTAAAAACAAGTTCCCACGCAATTTTGTCGTTTTCCTTGTTTCCTTTGTTGTAATCAAGCCTCAAAGCACAAAGTATAGGATTATCTGATTTATTCGCTTTAATCCATCTATCCAATGGCAAATCGTCAATCTCCGTATAGTACCCTTCCAACATATTCTAAATATTTATTTATTATTTCTTCACTAAACCAATCAAATAAATTTTCATCCAGTCCAATTATTCCATAACCAAACTTGTCAAATAGATTTTCATCACCTTTATCTCCATCACCATTTATTAAAAAGTAATCATTCATTACTTGAATATAAATAGAACTGTAAAACTCTCCTGTATCAAATAAAGTATAACGTGTTCCGACTTTCTTTTTAGGATTTAACTTTTCAGTATATGCCGAATAAGTGCCAATAATACGCCTATCTTCATCAACACCCTCTTTAAACAACCTGTCTTTAATAGAGTTAATTAAATCTGCTTGTAGTTTGTAATTGTCGCGCATTGCATAAACCCACGCACTCGCATTATTTAGCATCTTAGCACGTTCTAACATTAAATAAACTTCATGTTGAACTTTCACAAAACAATTGATTTTAAGCAAATTTAAACTATTTTTTCTTATTACAACCGCTTATACTAAAAAATCACCGTTCAACACAATATACTTTGTTTGTATTGAATTAAAAAAGTACTTTTGAATAAATTAAAACGAAGTATGGAAGAATTAACAAAATCAGAATTATTATTTTTTATAACATCTATAATTGGGGGTATTTCTTTATCATTTATGATTACTTATGACATAAAAGATATGCTAAAAAATAAAACAGCAGTTTTGTTTACTTTTATTTTTTTAATTATACCATTTTCTTTAATAGGATGTGTTGTAACAGTTGGTTTAATCTTAGCATTATTGGGTGGTATTATTGAAAGTCTTATTTTAAAAAATAACAAATAAATATGAGTGAAATAGAATTTAACAATAAATGCAAAGAATACGGATTTGAGAAAACAGAAATTCATACAGGATTTTGCTTTCTTCACAAAACATCAATAGAAAATATTTGTATTTCATTATATATAACAAATGATGAAGATTTATTAGTTTTATTGTATAAGTATAAAGGATATGTAAATCACAGAATAATAACTAAAATTGTTTTTGATTCTAATGAGGTTTTTAAATCAGTACTAAATAATTTTAATGAAGAGTGTAAATCTCACAACAAATAACATGAACGATTTAATAGTAATATTTACACTTGCATCTTTAATGATGTTAACTTTTATTATCTATTGCTTAATAGAATTTATTAAAATAATCAAAGAAGAAAAAAGAAGGAAAAGCATATCTTTTAAAGAAGAAGATATTTTTGATAAATCAGTTTTTGAAAATTTAATAAGTGTAACCAATAAAAACAGCAATATGAAGTAGTTTAGTGATTTAATAGTGATTTTTAAGCATGAAAAAGCCTTGTATTAATTTACAAGGCTTTTCTGTTATTTCTTCTTTTTTGGGTTTGCTTTATCATAAGCAAGTTTCACTATTTCTTTAGTGATATTCGGGAACATTTCGTAACACTCTGTTAACTTCAATCCTTCAATCGATTCTAAATTAATAGAAAAACGCCCATGTTTAAACCAACTCATTAAGGAATAGTAATTTGTACTGAACCACTATAATAAGTAGTTGTAACAAGTGTTAATTCAATTACATCACCCGAAGTTTGAGCAGGGAATACAACATCGTACTGACCATCAATATTTAAATCCTCAGTTACAGAACCTAATGTAATATTTAATCCTGTAGTTAAGTTTTTAGCCGTGAAGTTTGCACCAGTTAATCCGAATACATCAAAGTTAGGGTGTAAGCCCATAGCGAAATCGGTACGTAAACCGATTGTAGCTGTAGTAGTTGTAGCTGGAGCAACTGATTCGATATTAACATCAGTCAATTGTCTCATGTTCAAGAAATCTACATTGATTTCATTTCCATCAATTACGTATAAATCCTCAGATTTAAACAAGTTGTCCATATCAACACTAAACATGATTTTGTTAGTAGTTGTTGATTCTTTGAACATCATTTTAGGGTCAATAGAACCTTTATTCACTAATAATGCACGTTTAATTGTGTCTGAATCAGGAACACCAATTAAAACTAATTGATTTGAACGTGTAATTAATCCTAGTGAGAAGTTTTTACAGCGTAAAGCTTTTAGTTTACCGATTACAGCAGGAACAGCATCATCATCAGCCATTGTAGCAGTAAGTGTATGAATACCTTCACGAACAAAGAATTTAGTATCATCAGGCATTGTATCAAATACTGTGTCTGCTGGAGTTAATTTAGCATCGTAAAAACGAGGCAATTTAACCCAACGTAAAGAAACGTCTGTATTTGTGATTAATCCCGTAAGCGTTGACGCTGTAAATGGGTCTGTTAAATCAACTTCATTATACGCTCCTGCGTTGGTAAATGTTGACATAGCAATTGCACCCACAAACTCGTCTATTTTAATAACGCAGTTTTTTGGCTTTCCAAAGTTTGGCAAACCTGATTTGCAACAAATTGTACTCATTTTATTTAAATTTTAATTTTTTTCAACAACATTCGACACCTTTGTAAATAGATAATGTTGGTCGAATTTCAACACCTCCTAAATTTGCATCTAGTATTCGCTCGTAAATAGTCTCTCCATTTTTAGAATTTTCATTCGCAAATATTGAGAATGTAGTACGATTTGAACTAGACGACCTTTCTACCTTGTAACTTGAATCAACTGTATCTAAAAATGAATCAGACAATGAAAGCATAGGTTTAACACCTTGTTTTCTGATTTGAAAGTTTTCATCTGAATTACCATTTTCATTTACTAGCGAATCGCCAGTTAAGTCAATATAATCTAAAAAGAATAATCTCAAACTAGCTTCTGAATCAAAAGGACTAAACTGTTCGTTCACACTTTCGTTAATCGATTCATAAAGCCAAATTAAAGGCAAACCAGTATTTAAGTCAAATTGAATAGATTTTAACCATTCAATGTTAGCCGTGTATTTAGTACCATGAATAAACGTTGGGCGAATAATCGTACCTGTATCATGTTTCTTTATCACGGCTAACGGATTAGGAATATTTACCACAACAGTATTAGTCAAATAATTTATGCTAATCACTTGAAATTCATACGAACCAATTGTTATTAAACGCCCAACTTTTAACCACTTAATCGAACACAATACAAGCGTATAAGTATCAACATCTGAAACAACAGATTTAACCTTTACTGTATTGTCGATATACGGCAATAAATCGTAACGCAAAACATCAACTATATCCTTACTCATATCGAATAGTTAATTAGTATTTTTTGACCTTTGAAAGTTGGGTATGTACTAAAATTCTCATAGATGTACTGTTGAATAGCTTTTGACCACTTTACAGAGTCGTTGTATCTGTTGTAAATCTCTGAAATATTTGTTGTACTTGTTCCCGTTTCAACTTTAACCTGAATAGCTCCATTTGTTTGTGAAGGTTGCAATCTAGCTTCTGTAACAGCGCTCCAATAAATAAACCCTAACAAAATATTCTTTAATCCTTTAGACTCAAATAACTGCTCGTTACAAGTAGAATTAAAAGCAAGTTCATTAAAGATTACTAAAAATTCGGGAGATGTCGGAACACCCCCCGTTAAATCAGTAATCAATAAATCACCAAGTTCAACACCTAGAATATTATAAATGTAACTTTTCTCATACAAATCAATAACATCATCAATAGTACTCACATTGTGAGGGTTCTTCGCTAATAAATAACGACCTGTGAAATCTGCAACATTTACAATTAATCCCATTTGTTAATCTTCTTTTGGTTCTTTATTACTTTCTTTTTTTGAACTAACTAATTTTACAGCTTTATTTTTAATACAAGCATCAGCAGTTGTATTATTCATTTTAAGCTTCTCTCCTTTTGAGTAATTACCAAACTTTTCGATAATAACCTCTACTTCTACTATAGTACTCATAATTTTAAAAATTAATCTGTAATAGCTGTTTTAATAGTTGCAATGTCATCGTAAATAAATGCTTGCTCGTCTAATTTCTTAACGAAAGCATGGAAACGAGATTCACCTACCATTGTAAATTGATTAGTAATAAATTGGTCATTAATCCAGCCTAATTTTACGGTGTAAGAAACATAGTTAGTAACGTTGTATTTGCTCATATCAGCTACAAATATTTTTCCCGAAGGAATATCCATAAAAGGAATAATTGTAACACCACCAATAACAACTTGATTAAACAAAGAAGCTGAAGGATATAACGGCAATCCGTTTGCATCTTTTGCAGAAACTAAGTTAATAAAGAAATCATTTGGTGAAATCATGACTAAGCTAGGCATGTATGGAATTTCATCTACAAAGTTGTGAGTTGTGTAAATGTCAGTAATACAAGCGTTAACAACATCCATAAAGTTTGGAGTTACAACAGAGTTTGCTAATGCTCCTGCTGAGAATAAACGACCATAAACAGTAGCTCCTTTTGGATTTGGTGCAGTTCCGTTACCAAATAAAATTCCGTTTTGACGTTTTAAATCATGTTTAGCACGTAAATAATTAGTAGCTATTGAACGTAAATTAGGAATGTCTTGAACTGATTCAGTTGTTAAAACCATGTGAGCCGCTACCTTAACTGGTTGAGCATAACGAGTTTCAAATTTTAAATCAATTTGAGGTTTTTCTCCTTTTTCAGCTACAAATGAATAATTACCATCTTTTGGTAAAGATTCAGTGTAAGCATACACAGCTTGTGTAGTTGGAATTGTATTAATCAATCCATCTACAATAGAACCTCTTAAGTTCACATTTGAAGGCGGAGCAACTTGAACGCCTGTTAATGCTGGTGCTGGACTTGGTAAAGTTGCACTTGCTGTAGAGACTGCATCAACAGCTTTAATTTCAAATTCAATGTGACCTGAACCAGCTGAATGAATTTCTTTAATTTTAGATTCGTTTTCTTGAATCCAATTATTTACTTTAGTTTCAACAGTTTCAATCCCAAAACTAGAACCTTTAACCTCTAAAACAGATTTCATTCTTAGACCAAATAATTCTTGCTCTTTAATGATTTCCTTTAAAGTGTTTTGTAAGCTTTCTACATCTTCTTTAGATGCGTTGTTTTTGTTAGCTTCTGCGATTTGCTTTTCAATTTCTTCTTTTCGCAAATTAGCTTCATGTTCTGACTTTTGAGTGCAGTAAGTTTGGTACTCAGTAGCGCTCATTTTGTCGATTTCTTCTTGTGTTTTTTCTACAAACATTTTAATAAATTTTTAGTTAATAATGTAACCTTCTTCTTTTTTGAGTGTCGTTTGACGGCTCGTTTTTATTTTCATCCTGAGTGTCATTCAACGGCTCATTCTTACTTTCTAGTGTTGGTGTAGCGTAGTTGCTACCTTTCACAACTGCACTACCTTCGATTAGTTTTAATTCAGTAACTGCCCAAAAATATCCTTTTGAATCAGCTACATCGTTATTAACTACCATTGGATAGTATTTGTCCCAGTTTTCTTTTTCGGTAGTGTACATTGATTCCTCTGAATTGATACACATTACAATCTTAACGTAACGCATTCCGATTGAATGATTTCTTACATATCCTTTCATGTATTGATTAAACATGTATTCGTTACGTGCTTTATTGATTGGTGTTTCAAATATCAAAGCTTCTGTACTGCCTTCGAATTGTGGAAAACCCAAAGACTTCCATGTCATGCTTTGTGCGTATGCTTTCAATCCATCATCTACATTTGTAGCGATAATTTTATCAAAGCACATTTCATGCTCTTGTAATAATGGTAAATAGTTAATTTCAGATAAAGTCTTTTTGAAACAACCTTTGATGTGAACGTCTAAATGTGAATCAAGTAAATTAGTTGTGTTAATAACTAACTTTCTTTTAATCGATTCATTTGTATCTGTATTCGGTTCGTCTTCTGATTTAGTCGTATCAGTTTTAACAAACGGATTAGTAGAAACTAGAAAAGAATCAGATTTTTTAACGTTATTCGTTTTTTCAGCAATAATCAAAGACTTATTCTGAAACATCCATTGAACTTCTTCTTCTTTGGATTTAAAAATTGGCGCTTCAATCATTTCTTAACGATTTTAGCCGATTTAACAATTTTATTCTTTGCGTTTTTAACCGCTTCAATTTCCGCTTGTGTAGGTTTTTGTCCTTCCATAATGCAAAATAACCGTTTATAAATCACAAATATAAACTTTTTTCTATAAATTTGACAAAATATTGAAAATTATGGGTTTAATTCAGTTTGGCAAGTTTAAGTACCAATGGGGAGGTCAAGGAAACGATAGATTTACTAGAACGCCAAATAATTGGGTAAATAGATTATTTGGAAGTAACAACGATAAAGAACAATGGATTACGGTTGTAGGTAAAGAAGCTGAGATTTACAACACAACATCCGAAGTGAAAATCGTTTTTGACCGTTTCGCTTCCATGTTTTCGAACGGAATTTATCAAGAACTTGATGCAAAAGGTGAAGTAGTTGAAAATTCTGAAATCGTTAAAAGGTTACTAAATCCAAATGTTTTATTGAATGGTAAATCTTTTATGCAAGAGTGCGCTTTGCATTATTTAATTTTCGGTAATCGCATAACATACACAAATTATGGAAGTTCTATGTCGGAAGTTCCAACAGCTTTATGGAATTTACCCGCAGATAGAATTAAAATGATTTTAACAGGCTTAATCTATGAGCAAATTGATATTGATGGGATTATCAAAGAATATTATTTAGACTACGATAACAACGGAACAGAACAACGTAAAACGTGGCAACCTAGTGAGATTATACACCATAAAAATATTGACCCGTTAAATCCATTGAAAGGTAAATCTGTTCTTGAATCGCTTCACATGGATATTTCAAACATAAGAGCGTCAAAAGGTTTTCAAAATGTTTTGTTGACTAAAAAGGGGGCTGTTGGTTTTTATTCAAGTGGTCGAACTGATGGTCAAGGTAATAATTTACCAATGAATGAAGATGATAAAATTGCACTAGGAAAACAAGAAACAAACGAATACGGTATTTTCGACAGCCAAAGTGCTATTAAATTCACTAGCTTTGATGTTAAATGGAATCCAACAAGTTTTCCTGTTAAAGATATGATGACCTTTGAAACTATTTCAGAAGGTATGAAGCGAATTATCGATTCAGTTCAATTAAATGATAATATTTTCAGTAAGGAAAAATCAAAGGTTCAAGCGAATTTACAAGAAGGTTTGAAAATGGCTTATCAAGATGCTATCATTCCATTTTCAAATGATTACTGTAATAACTTTAGTCAAGGATTGAGATTAAAAGAAGGTCATAGAATAGCTTTGAGTTATGACCATATTTCAGCACTTCAAAAAGATGATAAAACAGAAAATGAAGTAAAAGAAATTAAAGCGAGAGCTGTAAAAACTTACTTTGATGCTGGATATTCTAAAGAACAAGCGTTAAAACTTGTTGAAGAAACTGTTTAGCAATACAAATGAATGAAATATGAGTAAACGCTTTCAGCTAATCCTGTGAGAGTGTCTAAAGCATCATCATGTTTGTATTTTCCATCCTTTGTAACTTTGAATAGTTCTGAATACCAATTATCATACTCAATACCTATTGATTTTTTAGGCAAAACGAAGTTATCAATTATAAACTTCTTATTACTTACCATTCGAGTAATTTTATTTGATGTATTTTTAATTGCGTAAATCTCAGTAGATTTATTTACTAAAGGTCTAAGCAATTGAATATACATTGAACCACCCATATTCGATTCGATTACTACTGAATTAGGATTATTTTTATTTAGAATATCCGCTGTTAATTGTGTATTTATCTCAGTACCTTCTTTAGTAAATAATACATCTAAAACATACCATTTCTTTTCAAACAGTCCAGCAACAACACAACAATGCGAATCTGTACCCGTATCAGCAATATCCACAAACGAATGTTTAGCCTCGAATTTATCAGGCAATAAGTCATAGTAAGCGAAATCTTCACGTTGGTAAATCATACCTTCACGCTTAGTAGCGTTCTGCATGTACTGAGTTTCAAATACGTGTGAAGTTTTCGGACTTGTTCTAAGTTCGTTAATTGAATCTAAATTAAACTTCTGCTCCCAAAGTGGCACACCATCACTTGAAATGATTGGATAAACCATGAATTTAGCCTTTTTGGAATCTTTAAAATGTTCCATAAACTCGGCTGTTACATCGGTTACACCCGCCCTTTGTTGTATGTTTATTATTGGTGTATCTTGTGAGTTTTTACGACTTAATACCGTGTTAAAAACAGTTCGCGAAACCTTTTCGTTAATTGCGTTTTCTTCTTGTGCATCATCTGTTTTGTTTAAGTCATCTAGTATAATTGCACCTTCGAAAGTTCGAATATCATTTAAAGTATCTTCATTTAATTGACCAGCACCAAAACCAGTAATTTGACCAAATATAGTAGCCGTTTTCAATCCACCTCCTGATTCAGTACGCCACAAGTTTTTGGAGTTTAAATCTTTTTTCAATCGAACTCCGTACATAATGTAAAAATACGGATGTGTTACTATGTCTCGAATAGATACTGATACTTGCGCTCTTAATTCATCAGATGCTGTAATATACAGCCAGTTAGATGTTGGATTCATTCCAATCCCACGAGCAATAAAATTAACTGCAGAAATTTCAGTCTTTGAAAACCTTGGAGGAATATTAATATTTAGTAGTTCAAGTTGGTAGCTTTCAATTTTATCTAATTCATCACAAATTTCTTCATGATGCCAATTGACTATAAACTTTTGATTCTTTAGAACACGAAACCAAAAACGAGTAGAATACAACAATGAAGCATCACATTTAACGCGTGCAATTGCTAACTGTTCTCTTGTAAGATTGTTGTAATCTATCATACATCATCTAATGAATCAGATGCTTTTTTAAGTTCTTCTTGTGTGAGTGGGTTTAAGTTTAAATCTTTGCCATTTGTTGTAATATCATTCGATTCTTTTAAACCTAATGTTCTAGCAATAATATTCTCTTTAAATGCTCCAACCGTAGCACCTTCCCATTGTTGTTTATGTATAATTAACTCAACTTCGTTTATGACCCGTAAAAAATCGTCACTCGCTTTCTTTTTAAATTCCTTTAACCAAGTATCAGAACAACCAATATAAAGAAACCAACCGGCAAGAGAATAAGGTCTTTGAGTTGGTACTGTTTCAATAGAAGTTCCTGAAAATTCACCTTTGTCGAATGATGATGTTTTTGTTTTTTCCCATGGGTTTTCGTCACACCATTGGAAGTATTCAAAAGCACTTTCTAAAAGCAATTCAGGTGAAGCGAAAAGCTTATCTCTTCCGTGCTTACTTCTAAGTTTCCACCATTGGTTTCCTTCTTGAAAAGCCATACAAATTTATTGAGTTAATACAACGACTGCAACGATTGAGCCGACAATTACTACTACTGCTACTGCAACTAAGAAAGCTATCATAATTTTAATTTTTAGTTTTACCAAAAGTAATTAAAATAAATGAAACAAAAAAAACTTTCATTTTAAGACACTGTTTTCAAATTAGCAAATGCAATAATAATATTTTTAAGTCCTGAATTTTTAAAGTCAATTGAAATCA